GATAAGGAGGAATAACGGTAACAGGGACTTTAGTAATAGTATAATGTCAAAGATAGAAGTAGATGCAATAGATAAACAAAGTGGTTCAACCTTAACTTTAGGTGGATCGGGCACAGCAGTTACACTTGCGTGCGGCGCTACTCAATCAGGTTTTGGTAGAAATGGATCTGTTAATTGGCAAACTACAATTAAAACAGGAGATTTCACAGCAGTAAGTGGTGAAGGTTATTTTATAAATACAACAAGTGGTCCAATAACAATGACACTTCCAGCTTCTCCAAGTGTTGGGGATATAGTGGCATTTAAAGATTACGCAGGAACTTTTGATAATAATAACTTAACAATTAATAGAAATGGATCAAATATTGTAGGAGGAACAACTAACCCAACAATTTCAGTTGAAGGTCAAGCAGGAACTTTAGTATATGGAGATGCTACACAAGGTTGGCAAATTGTTGAAGCAGCCACTGATGCTGACTTACCAAGACCTTCATTTATAACAGCCACTGGTGGTACAATCACAACTGTCTGTACAAATTTTAAAGTTCATACATTCACTGGTCCAGGCACATTTTGTGTTTCTAGTGCAGGAAACGCAGCAGGTTCAAATAGTGTAGATTATGTGGTTATAGCTGGTGGTGGAAGTGGTGGACATGGATGTAGTGGTGGCGGCGCTGGTGGAGCAGGTGGATATAGAGAATCACCTGGAACAACAACTTGTTATACAGCAAGTCCTTTAGGAGCTTCTCCAGCAACGGCTATTACAGTTACAGCAACAGGTTTTCCAATAACGGTAGGTGGTGGTGGAGCAGCGGTGTCAAACCCTAACATAGGAAATCAAGGTGCTTCTTCAACTTTTTCAACAATAACATCTGCTGGTGGTGGCGCTGGTGGTAGATGGTCTGTTAATACTGCAGGAGCTGGTGGATCAGGCGGTGGTTCAGCAGGTCCCCCTACTACTCCTGGTGGTAGTAATGGTGGAGCAGGTAATACTCCTTCTGTTAACCCACCTCAAGGACAAAACGGTGGAAACTTAGGTTATTGGCAAATGGCAGGTGGTGGTGGAGCTGGCGGAGCTGGAACTCCAGGACACTCACCTTGCGGTACTTGTGGTGGAAGCAATACAAATAGAAATGGTAAAGGTGGTGGTGGAGCTGGTGTAACAAGTTCGATTAATGGCACACCTACGGCAAGAGCTGGAGGTGGTGGAGGAGGATTTTCTTCTCAACCAAGTTTATCTCCTGCTAGTGATTTTGCGCCTGGTGGAACAGGTGGTGGTGGTGCAGGTGGACCTGGACCAAGCCCAGCTATGAATGGAACAGACAACACTGGTGGTGGTGGAGGTGGATCACCTCAACCTAATCCAGGAAATAGTGGAGCTGGTGGTTCTGGTATAGTAATAATAAGGTACAAATTTCAATAATTATGACAAGTACAATTAAAGTAAATACAATAACAACAGAATCAGGATCTACATTAACTGTAGGTGGATGTGGAAAAACTGTTGCTTTAGCATCAGGTGCATCACAAACAGGGTTTGGTAGAACAGGGACTGTTGATTGGCAAACAACTATTAAAACAGGAGATTTTACAGCTTCAAATGGAGAAGGATATTTTGTGGATACATCAAGTGGGGGTGTAACAGTAACTTTACCTTCTTCGCCTTCTGCAGGAAATATAATAGCTGTTAAAGATTATGCAAATACCGCAGATACAAATAATATCACAATAGCTAGAAATGGATCAAATATAGATGGAACAGCTGCAAACGCACTTATTACTAATGAAGGTGGATCAGTTACTTTAGTTTTTGCTGATTCTACAAAAGGGTGGTTGCCTACAGATGCAGCACAAAAATCAGATATAAGTTTTCCTGAGTTTATTCAAGCAACAGGTGGAACAGTTACAACTGTTTGTACTAATTTTAAAGTTCACACATTTACAGGTCCAGGCACATTTTGTGTATCAAACGCAGGTAATGCTGCAGGATCAAATACAGTTTCTTATGTGGTTGTTGGTGGAGGTGGTGGGAGTGAAAATAATGAAGGATCAGGTGGAGGTGGTGCTGGTGGTTATAGAGAATCTAGAGCAGCATCAGATAGTTATACAGCAAGTCCATTAAATGCAACAAGTGGTCCTGGATATAATCTACCAGTTTCTGTTCAAGGTTATGCAATAGCTGTAGGTGGAGGTGGCACCGCAGGAACCGGAGATAATGGTATTGGCACTCCTTGTTCGGCTGCTACATCAGGAGTTGCTTCAAGTTTTTCAACGATATCCTCTGCAGGAGGAGGTAAAGGTGGAAGAGGAAACTCTCCTAATAATGCACCTGCTACGCCACTTTTAACAGGTGGAAATGGTGGTTCAGGTGGAGGTGCTGGAGGTAGAATGGCGTGTACTCCAAGTCCAGGCCCAGCAGCACCCGGCGGAAGTGGTAATACCCCTTCAGTTAGTCCTCCTCAAGGTAACAATGGTGGAAATGGAATGTCAGCAACAAATCCTTCTAACGATAGAGGTGGTGGTGGAGGTGGAGCAACTGCAGTTGGAGCAACAAGTCCAGGTGGAGTTCCTGCCCCTGCAGGAGATGGTGGAGCTGGTGCAACAAGTTCAATTAATGGAACACCGACAGCGAGAGCAGGTGGTGGTGGTGGTGGAGCATATTCTACTGGAACCACTGATGGTGGTGGTGGAGCTGGTGGAGCTGGTGGTGGTGGAACTGGTGGATCTACAACTCCTTCTCCTGGTGGAAATACAGGAACAAACGGCGCTGTTAATACTGGCGGTGGTGCGGGTGGAGGATCAGCAAGTCCATCAGGTGTACCTTTTCCATCTTCTGGTTCAGCTGGTGGTTCAGGAATAGTAATAATAAGGTATAAATTTCAATAGGTAAATTATGAGTGAAATAAAAGTAAATAAAATTAGTCCAAGAACAGCGTGTGGTACAACTACATTAGGAGATAGTGGAGATACATTTACAATTCCAAGTGGTGTAACAATAACAAACAATGGAACTGCAAATGGTTTTGGAGCTACAGGTGCTGTTAATTGGCAAACAACAGTTAAAACAGGAAATTTTACAGCAGTAGCAGGTGAAGGGTATTTCGTAGATACAAATGGTGGAGCAATATCAGCTAATCTTCCTGCAGGAACTGCAGGAGCAGTAGTTGGTTTCAAAGATTATAGAAATACGTTTGATACTGCAGCACTTACACTAGTTCAAAATGGTTCAGATAAAATTGGTGGAGATACTGAAAATGTAGTTTTAAATACAGAAGGTATAGCAATTACATTAGTTTTTATAGATTCAACAAGAGGATGGTTAGTAACAGATTCAGGTTTACAATCAGAAGCTACAGCACCTCAATACATAGCAGCCACTGGTGGTAATACAACAATAACTTGTGGTGATAACAAAACTCATATTTTTACAGGACCTGGAACTTTCTGTGTTTCTAACGTTGGTAATCCAGTGGGAAGTGACAAAGTAGAATATTTGGTAGTAGCAGGTGGTGGAGGTGGTGCGGGATCAAATAGTCCAGGTAGTGGTGGAAGAGGTGGTGGTGGAGGTGGAGGTTGGAGATCTTTTACTGCTCTTCCTAATTCAGGTTTATCACCTTGTAATGGTGGAACAGGAGCAACTATAAATGCCCCTGTTGGTATAGCTGTTACACTAGGAGCGATGCCTGTTACAGTTGGTGCTGGTGGGGCTGCAGGACCTGCAGGAGGTGCACCCACAAGTCACGGATCAAGAGGTGCTTGTTCAGTATTTTCAGCAATTACATCAACAGGTGGTGGAGGCGGATCAGGTTATCCTAATCCTGCACCATCTCCTAACAACCCTGCAGCACCAGGAGGATCTGGTGGTGGGGCTTATTATGCATGTGCAATGGGAACAGGTAATACTCCTCCAGTAGCACCCCCACAAGGAAATTCAGCACTTCAAGGACATCCTTCATCTGGAGGATCCGGAACAGGTGGTGGAGGAGCAGGTGCTTCTCCTTTTCCCACAGCTGCTCAATCTCCTATTCACAATGGCTTAAATGGTGGAGCTGGGTCAAATATTCCAAGTAATTTTATTGGACCAACAGCTCCGAGTTATGGTCAATCACCAAGTCCATTAGCACCTAATGGAAGATACTTTGCAGGTGGTGGTGGAGGTGGATCTTACTCTGATGGAACTGCTGGCTCTGGTGGTGCTGGTGGTGGTGGAGCAGGAAATAAAGGTGGTGCTGGAACAGCAGGATCAACAAACACTGGTGGTGGCGGTGGTGGATCTGGTAGCGGATCTTACTCTGGAGGAGCAGGTGGTCCTGGAGTTGTTATGATTAGATACAAATTTCAAAATTAATATGTATTTACTGAACTTAAAAATTAATATATAAGGAGAAACATTATGGCACATTTTGCAAAACTAGGAGCTAACGGAAAAGTTATTCAAGTGTTAACTATGGATAACGATAAGATGTTAAACGCTGATGGTGTTGAAGATGAATCAGTAGGTCAACAGTGGTTAGAAAGACACAATAATTGGCCCTCACAAATGTGGATACAAACATCTTACAACACAATAGGTAATAAACATAGGTCTGGTGATGACTCTAAAGCATTTAGAGGTAACTATGCAGGTATAGGTTATGAATGGGATGAAGACAATCAAATCTTTTGGCCTAAAAAACCATTTGCTTCTTGGGTAAAAGATATAAATACAGCTAATTGGAAATCACCAATTGGTGGTGCCCCTGCATTAACTGCAGAACAAGAATCACAAAATGAAGCTGGTACACATGGTTGGACTTATGTTTGGAATGAATCAGGGCAGTCTTGGGACTTGACAGACGCTTTAGCATAAATTACAAAGGTATGTGGTATGCAAAAGAAAGTATTATCCGAAATAGCTTTGTATTATGGTGATGTGGCAATGCCCAAAGATTGGGACATTGACCGAGATAAATTACAAAACGATATTTTACAATCAGTAATTCAAAACAAAGATTTTCCGTTTTCAAGAACATTTGATATGTTAAATACTTATGTGCGAGATCACGTTGGTCTTGAATATGGTTTTAGTTTAATTAACAAAGAAACGTGGGGTAACATCTATAAACCTGCGGAGACAACAATTCCTTTATTAAATATAGATCCAGTAGATTTACGAAACTCTCCAGATTATACATTACTCTATGGTGTAAAAGTCAAAGATTGTATGGTTAGAATACACTATGAAGAAAACAGACGTAAAGGTAGATCTTGGGATATAGAACTTACAAATAATAAATTTATAATGTTTCCATCAACTAATATGTATTACTTAACTAATAATCAAAAGGATAGTTTAAATTTTGTGCAAACAATAACTTATGAATATATCTAATTATTATTGGTATTTTAGTGGTGTACTTACACCAAAATTTTGTGATGAAGTAATACAATATGCTAATGCACAAAAAGAAGTAATGGCTAGAACAGGTGGCTATGGTGACAAAGAATTAAATAAAGAAGAAGTCAAAAATCTACAAAGAAAAAGAAAATCAGATTTAGTTTGGTTAAATGACACTTGGATCTATAAAGAATTGCACCCATACGTTCACGAAGCGAATAGAAACGCTGGTTGGAATTTTGATTGGGAGAGATCTGAATCTTGTCAGTTTACAAAATATAAATTAAATCAATACTATGATTGGCATTGTGATAGCTGGGATAAACCTTATAATAAACCAGATACACCAGATCACGGTAAAATTAGAAAACTATCTATGACCTGTCAATTAACAGATGGATCAGAATATAGTGGTGGCGAGTTAGAATTTGATTTTAGAAACTATGATCCACATATGAGAGACGAATCAAAACATAGAGTGCAATGTAAAGAGATATTACCAAAAGGATCTATCATTGTATTTCCTAGTTTTGTGTGGCATAGAGTTAAACCAGTAACGTCAGGCACAAGATATAGTCTTGTTGTTTGGCATTTAGGAAGGCCGTTTAGATAATGTTTATAAATAGTTATTTTCCAACTGTGATATGGAGTGAAGAAAAACCAGAGTTTGTAAAATCTTTAAACAAAGCAAGTAATAAATATATTAGTGATGCTCGTAAAAGAGAAAAAGAATTTATAAAAAAACACGGTGACTTTGGAAGATCATATCATTCAACACCACTTACAGCTGACAATGATTTTTTAGATTTTAGAAATTACATTGGTCAAAAGTCTTGGGAGTATTTAGATCACCAAGGTTATGATATGCAACAATACACAACTATGTTTAGTGAGTTATGGGTACAAGAGTTTGC